TTCTACAGCAGCATTTTGACCTATCAAACCACAGTTCGTACCTACTTGTTCAAAACCAAATGTAAAAGGAGCTCCAACAAATTTCATTGTATAGAGTGCATTATCTGTCCATACTAGAATATTTTCTTTAGCAACTAAAGCACCTACAATTTTTGTTCCATCTTGTAACCTTTGCGTGCCCGCAGAATTAATTGCTGTAGGTGTGTAATCGTTTATAGCTTCTTGGTCTGAAAATCTAATAAACATATCATCTTGAGTTGTTGGATCACCAATTGTTGTTTCTGTTCCAAAGTGGATTAAGTGTCTTGTTGTAGGTGATATTAAAGTTAACCTTGATGCAGTAGGATTACCTAGTGAACCACTGATAGCTGTAGAAAAACCTGAAGTTGTTTTAGATGCTCTTGTTGTAAAGTTAGTTGCAATCGACGAATCCCAAGTAAAAGTCTCACCATTAGCGATAGTTGCAACTAACACTTGACCAAAATTACTTAATGACCATAGCCCTGGTTCAAGAGTCACGGTTGATGCAGACACAGCATCTCCAAAACCTGTCCATAAAGTTGCGTCTTGAACTGTTGTATTTGTAGAATGAGCTTGACCATTTGATGTTCCAGCTGTTGCTGTTCCTGATGCACCTCTAGTAATGCTTAAAAAATTTGTAGAGTTTGTCGAACCATAAGTAATTAACTCAGCGCTTGGAACTGTACCCACAGCAATTGTTCCTGCTGATGCAAATCCTGCTGTGGCATCTACAGTCACTGCTGTACCAGATCCACCTGTACCCGCTGTATCAGCATTAAGTGATCCATCTAGTTCTGTACTTTGTGAACCTGTAACTGTTCCTCCATAGTTTCCAATACCAAAACCATATCCATAAGATTGTGCTTCTGGTCCAACTGTTTGATAAGGTTCAACAACACAAGAACTTCCTGAAGTTAAATCAGAGCCACCACCGTTGGCTTCTGCTGATGGCGATGTAATTGTAAAAGTCGTTGATGTAGGAACGGTTATAACTTGACAAAGTTTATCTTCAAAAGTTGAAGCAGCGATACTTGAACCTGTTGGCATTGTCACTGAATCTAATTCAATGATGTCTCCCACTTCTAACCCATGATTAGTTGATGTTGTAATCGTAACTGCTGTTCCTCGAGTTGTGCTTGTAGTAATTGTTGAACCTGTAAAAGTTATTTGAGTTCCTGCATTATTACTTCTAAAAGGTGTAATGTCATACAAAGCACCTTCAAAATAAATAAGTAAAAATTTATCTGTGCCTATAGCCACATATCTATTACCATCAAGATCTACGAAGGCGTGTTGTTTTCTAGCAACTCCTACAATAGTATCAGGAAGTAATGAAGACCATCCTCCAACTTTTTCAGGGAGGTTATATCTAAAACGAACATTGTCAGAGTCGACCCATCTATTTTCTGCACCAACAGAAGTGTCCTGTTTGTCTATGCCTGATCTAAATTTAAAATCAACAAGAGCCATTGATTAAGCCCCTATGCTGTATTAGTCTTAAATGCCCAACCTCTTGTTGCATCTACATAAACTAATGTAACTGCTTGACCAGCTGTGCTTAAAGTTAAGTTAGATGCAGCTGAATTTATGGGCTGACCATTTCTATCTACGGTTACGTTATTAGAACTAAAAGTTCCTCTTGCATCAATAATAGTTACTTCTTCTCCAACAGACGGAGATGAAGGTAAGTCTATTTCAATTGGGTTAGCAGTTGTATTTGCTAAAATTTGATCTCCGTTTACCGCAGGAAAAGGAGTGTTTGAATCAGTTATAGATGCATAACCTTTTTCAAGGATAGTCATAACAGTTTCTGTTCCATTTGATCTACAAAGAACAGTTGCACCTACTGGTATTTGAGTGGTAGTACCACTCGCTGTTAAAACTCCTAACGTTCTATTTGCTGTGCCTCTAACAGTATCATCTTTCATAATCCATACTCTAGTTACACCTGAACCACTTGGCATTGTAATTGTTCTATTACCTGCTAGAGTTCCATGTAATCTTAAGTATGCATTTTTACCATTGGATGTAGCACCATCTGTAAGTAGTAATGTAACACTAGCTCCCGCCATGTCTACATCTAAAACTCCTGATGATCCTTGTTCCAAGATTTGTAAATTAGTATTAGTGATTCCACCCCACTGTCCAGCTTTCTCACCTGTTGTTATAATCTCTAGTTTTAAATCTGATGAAAATGTTGATGCCATATTAATTTGTATCTATTCGTGTCCAGACCATATCTACACCTGGAACTATTTCACTCCATGTTATCGCCGCAACTTCCCCTGTAGCTAGAGTTACATCAACTCCTGTAGGATCTATATTTGCGTCAGCGGTTATTGTAACACTTCCTGTAGTTAAGGTCAATTGGTTTACAGTAGGCGTAATATCTACGCTTGTGCTTGCTACTGCCGTGCCTGTGGTTAATGTAACTTGACTACCTGTAGCAGTAAAATTAGAATCTGCTGTAATGGTTAATGTTCCAAGTCCTAATGTTAATCTATTTGGATCAGGTATCTCTGTAATAGAGTCTGCTGAAATAGAAAAATTACCAATATTAATATCTAGTTGATTGCCAACTACACTTATTTGTACGTCACCAGCTGTTTGAGCTGTTGCAAAAGGTAATGCTGATATTGCGTCAAATCCTAAACTCATAAATAATCCTTAAAAGGAGACAGGGGGTATGTGGTGGTGCCC